TAAAGACAACTTCGGTTCCCACGTTGGCGCTACCATGGAAGACATGGAACAGGCTGCTAACTCTGGTACACCAGCAGGTGGTCAGAAGACAACTAACAACTACGGTTTAGCTGCTAAGTTCGCTAATTCCTGTGGTCTTATCTTCCAGAAAGAAGCCGCTGGGGTAGTAGAAGCTATTGGACCTTCTGTACAAACAACTTCAGGTGACATCTCTGTGGTATATCAGGGTGATGTCATTCTTGGAAGACTCGCAATGGGTGCTGACTTCCTAAATCCTGCTTGCGCTATTGAGCTTATTGCCGGTATCAACACAGCTTCTTCCAACGCCACTGGTTGGGATGGTTCTGGTACTGAGAATACAGCTATCTCTAACGCTGGTTTCACCTAAACTGATTAACCTTTTAACCAATATATACAGGGGCTCTTCGGAGCCTCTCTTTTTTTTATGGCTACCTCGACAATAGACACCGATACCGAACTATCCGCAGTGAACTCAATCTTGGGAGCTATCGGTCAGTCACCAATAACAACATTAAATTATGAGAATCCTGAGATAGGTTTTATATATAATATATTAACAGAAGTAAATAAAGATGTACAGAATGAAGGCTGGCATTTTAATACAGAGTACCATCTTAAAGTATCACCTGATGATAATAAGTATATAACATTACCAGTTAATACATTAAGATATGATGCACACAATGGATTAACAGATAAGACATTAGATGTGGTAGTAAGAAATGGTAGATTATATGATCTAACTGCACACACTGATGAGTTTGAAAGTGATCTATATTTAGATACTGTTATCTTATATAAGTTTGAAGACTTACCTAATGTATTCCAAAGGTACATAACCTATAGAGCATCATCTAGAGCAGCTGCACAGTTGGTATCTAACCCTGCACTTGTACAATTATTACAACAACAAGAAGGGCAATCTAGAGCTGCATGTATGGAGTACGAATGTGACAAAGGCGACCACTCATTCTTTGGCTTAAGTCATGAAAATTATTATAGATCTTATCAACCATCTAGAGCATTGAGTCGCACATGACAAGTATTAGACAAACAATTCCTAATTATCATGGGGGTATATCTCAACAACCTGACGAATTAAAAGTACCCGGTCAAGTTGTTAAAGCAAAGAATGTATTCCCTGATATAATAAAAGGTTTATCAAAGAGACCCGGAAGTAAATTAATAGCATCTCTAAGTGATAATGGTACAGCTGCATTAAATTCAGAAGTTAATGGTAGATGGTTTCATTACTATAGAGATGAAGCTGAACAGTATATAGGACAAGTACATAGAGATGGTGATATAAATGTATGGAGATGTAGTGATGGTGCTGCACAAACAGTTAATTTTGATGCTGGTACTTCCACAGCTTTAGCTAACTATTTAACACATACAGCTGACCATGACATACAAGCATTAACTTTAAACGATTATACTTATTTTGTTAATCGTACAAAGACTGCTGCTATGTCAACAGTTAAGTCACCAACAAAACCATTTGAAGCATTCATTGAATTAAAACAAATCAAATATTCCTCACAATATGGATTAGAGTTTTATAATAATACTACAACTACAGCAATAACTACAGCAACTAGATTGAATATCAGTTATGCACATTCTGATGCTGGTAGTAACAATGCTTTACATACAGCAGGTACGTGTGACAGTATAGGTACTCAAACATTCGGAGCTAGTGAGACCGATGAGACAGGTAAAACTAATTTATATTTTAGGATAACTGCAACTGGTCAACCTGTAAACCCCGGTGGTTCAGCTGACTCTACTTATAAATGTAGATATCAAGTAAAGTGTGATCTACTATACGGTGGAGAAGGTTGGACTACAAGTGATACATGTGATGTCACTATGACTACACCTGTACATGATACTAATTATACAGTAACTGTAGCTGAATCTAGTACATCAAATGTATTAGCTAATCTAGCATTAGTTAGACCAACTCCTACCCCGTTTGATGGTAATACAGCTGTTACAGCAGATGCTATTTTAGGTGAGATCAGACAATCTATTGTAGGTCATGCATCTAATAATACTGGTAATGGTTTTACAATTCAACAGATAGGTACTGGTTTATATGTAACTAGAACTGATGCTGCATTCAATGTATCAACACCTAATCCTGAATTAATGAATGTCTTAACTGATTCAGTTATGACTGATGCTGATTTACCTAAGCAATGTAAGCATGGATATGTTGTTAAAGTTAAAAATAGTGATGCTCAAGAAGATGATTATTATGTAAAATTCATTGGTAATAATAATAGAGACGGTGAAGGTGTATGGGAAGAGTGCCCAGAACCTAATCGAAACATTGACTTTGATGATGGTACCTTACCTATACAAATGGTTAGAGAAGCTAACGGTACATTTACTGTTAAGCAGATTGATTGGTCCCAGTGTTTAGTTGGTGATGATACAACAGCTCCTCTACCATCATTCATTGGTAAGAAGATAAATAAAATGTTGTTCTATAGAAATAGATTAGTACTCCTAAGTGATGAGAATATTATCATGTCTCAGCCCGGAGACTTTTTTAATTTCTGGCCTAAGTCTGCTATTACATATACCAATGATGATAATGTAGATATATCATGTAGTTCTACATTCCCTGCTATTGTATATGATGGGATACCAACAAATTCTGGTTTAGTATTATTCACTAAAAACCAACAGTTCCTGTTATCAACAGATAGTGATGTCTTGAGTCCTGTTACTGCAAAAGTAAATGCATTAGCTACTTACAATTTTAATTATAAAACATCTCCTGTATCATTAGGTACTACTGTAGGATTCTTAGATAATGCTGGTAAGTATACTAGATTCTGGGAAGTTGCTAGAGTAGAAAGAGAAGGTGAACCTGTTGTTGTAGATCAAACAAAAGTTGTTAATAAATTATTTGATAAAGATGTAGAAAAGATTTCTAATTCAAGAGAAAACTCTGTTATATTTTTTAGCAAAAAAAATTCTGCTACTCTTTATGGATATAAATATTTCAACTCAGGTGAAAGGAGAACACAGAGTTCATGGTTTACTTGGGAGTTGTCTGGTACAATACAACATCATGCTGTATTAGATGATGCTTTATATGTAGTAGTTAGAAATCATGATAAAGATTCATTACAAAGATTCTCATTAAAGACAGATGATGAAGGTCATTTTATAGAAGATGATAAAGGTACAACAACTGATACAACTGATGATTTCCTATACTCTATACATTTAGATAATGCTTCACCTGTAGCTTCATCATCTCTGTCCGCTTACGATGCTGCTAATAATAGAACTACATTTAACTTGCCTGCAGGATTCCATCAAACTGGTGTAGCTGGTACATATGTACGTAGTGCCACTACTATCACTGTTACAAAAACAGCTCATGGATTAAATGTTGATGACTCAATTCACTTAGTATTTACATCTGGTGGTGCTACTAGTAATACTTATACAGTTAAAACTGTAGCAGATGCTAATACATTTACTGTAACAGATACTGCAACAGGTACAATTAATACATCAAATGTAAAAATAAACTACGGTAAGTTAGCAGTAATAGCAGTACCATCTGCAACTGATACTACATTCCAAGGTAGAACAGAAGATGTAAAAGTATTTGATTCTGGTGGTACAACAAAAGTTAGTCTTACTGGTAATTGGAAAACATATGATCCTGATTATGTAGATGATGGTAATACTGGTGATGATGTAACACCATCTAATGATATAATAATAGGGTATCAATTTGATATGCAAGTACAATTCCCTACTATATATCATACAAAAACAACTGGTAATGTTACTAGATCTGATACACGATCATCCATAGTTGTACATAGATTAAAATTAAGTCTTGGTGAATCAGGTATGTACACTACATTATTAGAAAGAGTAGGTAAACCTGATTATAGTGAAGTATGGGAACCACCATTAGCTGATTTATATGGATCTAATAAAGTTCAATTCAATAAAGAAGCTACACAAACCATACCTGTATATGAGAAGAATAAAAACGTAACTATTAAACTTAAATCCACGCACCCTTCACCTGCTACATTGTATTCACTTGCATGGGAAGGTGATATGACAACTCATTATTATAAAGGTGCCTAAATATATTCACCCATTAACTAAAGAGGTTGCTTTTGAAGCAGCCTCTAACCTCCTCCCAGAAGACCGTAGAGAAGTCGAAGAGGGTCATGGATATGATCCTAAGTTAATTATACCTTTAGCTTATCAAGGAGACTCTGTATACTTTAGAGTACCAAACGGAGAATTAGCAGGTATAGCAGGTGTAGAAAAAGACGGGCAAATCTGGATGCTCTGTACACCAGCTATCCTTAAATATCCAATAACTTTTGCTAGGGAAGCAAAGCGTTATGT